AAAATCACAGAAGCTGCATACTTGATTCCACCACCACCAGAAATTTCTTTCTTAGGAAACATACTACCAATCGAATCATAAGTATGATTCGTGATAATCAATGGAATATTTTTTCGTGCAAGTTTCAATGCCAGAGTTCTGAATGTTCCACGAATCATTGGAGCTCGTGTCATATCTCTTTTATCAGAACCACTTGCTACATCACCCATTTCTTTCATTGTAGAAAGATTACCTAGTGAATCAAGAAACAACATGAGATTATAATCACTATCCATATTATCAATAATTCTAACGCATTGTGTTCTAAACTCCTCAACTGTTGACACAGGACAAACTATAATCCTATCAGGATCTAAACCCCTGTCCTTAATCATATCAGATGTCAATGCACCTTCACTCTCAAAATACACAATAATATTATTCTTCTCTTGTTCTAAATAATTCTTTGCTATACTTAATGCTAAAAATGTTTTACCAACTGACTCAGAGCCTGCTAAACACGTTATCTTATTTGATGGCACTCCACCATATAACGAACCAGACAATAATGCGTTTAAACTGTATGACCCTGTATCAACAAAAGTAGAACAATCTCCAACAATACCAGCTGACACAACGCTTGCAATATCATTTTCACTCACCTTAATTAAATGTTTAACAAAATTATTAACTGCCATTCAAACCTCCTTTCAATCAACAAATCCTTCATTGTTTAAAAAATGTGAAAACCGATGTAAAATAATTGTAATGAATAATTTCAATACACTATCTTCGGTATATTCTCCAGCGTCACATTTATATATCCACATACTCACTCCTCAAAAAAATGAATCTAATGTTCCTATATTTTCTGCTCTCCAACCTATAGTATCTAAAATGTTTTTAATTGGTTGCAAAAAAGACTTATCAAACTGTAAATCATAATCTATATACTTCTCTAACTTAAATTCCTTTGGTAATACAGTAGATACCGCAATCACATTTTCACCAATCATATTGGGTTCTTTCAAATAAGCAAATCGTATTTTCTCTCCATCACGGATTAATTGATATCGTTTAGTAAGATTATATTGTTCAAGGAAATGATTATATAATAAAACACCCCTCACATGAATTGGTGTTCCTTTAGAATAAATACTTTTGGTAGATTTATATTTTTCTAAACCTCTTACCGATCTTGGAAATGCTATATCATTAAAAGATAATTGTTTAAATTTCTCCCTATACACATCAATACTTTTAATAACTGTTTTCTCATCTGTATTGATAATGGTTTTAATTAAAGCATGAATATTCTCACGACACCATTGAGGTGTAGAACTTCTAACGCTTTCAAGACCCATAATTTTTAATTTAGGTTCTTTAAAACGCACACCTTCAGAATCATAAACATTAAGTATGTATCTTTTCTTTGCTGTCCAAATACCTTTATCTGCAATTACCTCTCGACCCATATGCATCTTTTGTGCATATGAGTTCACATACGAATGAAGAGCTTCATAACTACTATTAATAAATGGTTCAATTTTATCTTTACTAATCTTGTCCAAGAAGGTAATAATTTTTGAAGTGCTATCCGTCTGTGTTGTGTCTTTGAAAACCTTAGAAACCAATCTGTCAAATGTGACATATATGCTATCCGTATCCGCGGCAATAACATAATCTATTTTCTCCGTTGATAATAAATTATTAATATATTTATTTATACTATTTTCAATCCAACGAATAGATAATTGTCCAGATGTAGTTACTGCCTCTGCTTGTTCTGGTGAATGATATAAAAAATACTGGTTAGCTAATGCACCATAGGCACTATTCAACAATATTTTCTTTGACATTTGTATGTTATTATATTTTGCTATATTATTAACAATTGTCTGCTTATTTGTATAAATTCCATCTTCTAATCTTTGTTCTTCCTTCAACATTTTTTTCTTAAATTCAACTCGTTCATTATAAATTGTTTCCATAAGTTTAGGAAGAAATCCCTTAAACTTTCGTGTAAAATGTTGTCCATTAGGAGTAACTGTCAAATCTTTCACTTTAAGATAATCAGTATCAAGTTTTTGTTCCAATAATCCTTCAACACCAATATTTTCTGAATCCGCACAAATAATTCCAGTATGTAAAGTTTCAGGACTTATATTATATTGTTGAATAAGATGTGGATAAAGAGAATTGAGATCAAAACTTACTACCCATTTATGCAATCCAATATGTGGGTCTTTAACATAACCACCAACAATAGCTTCACCAGAACCACCCGAACCCCTTTTGTCTGGTATAGCTATTCTTTGTTCTTTAAGAAAATTGTAAATAATTGACTCCCAAGTTTTTACGGGAGAAAATACATCTTCAAAATTAATCTTAGATTCATAAGCCATGGTCATTGCTAAATCAAGCAATTTCATTTTCTCATCAAGTTTCTCTACAATCTCAACGTCACGAATATTATATTCAATAAATTTCTGATAATCAGTTTTGTACAAATCATATCCCTGTATATCTTCTACTTCAAGTTTTTGTAATCCTAATTCTACTTGACCGATATAATCCAAACGATATGATTCACGAACTTTATAAGTAAATTTCTTATATAGTTCCATATAATCCAAAACAGAAATACCCGTAACGGAATAAACCTGATGCATTCTTCCTGCTATTTGAATATTCTTTTCATAAATATAATTGATAGGTGATAAACGATTTTCTTCGGAAGTAACACTTCTTACACGATTGATTATATAAGGAACATCAAATAATTTACAATTCCATCCTGTAATAATATGTGGTGGGTTCAAACTCCACCAATTAACAAAATGTCTTAAAAGATCATGCTCACTTTCACAACGAAAATATTGAACTTGTTTTTCTTTATCTTTAGATTTAAACTCTCCTGTTCCCCAAGCATAATAAACATTATCAATACTATTATGAATAGTAATGGCTGTAATTGGTGATTCAGCAAGTCTAACATCAGGAAATCCATCTTCAGCTGACACCTCAATATCTAATGTAAAAATTCTTATTAAAGATTTATCCCATTTAATTTTGTTTGAATAAGTATTAGAAATATACTGGATAATAAAATTCCTATTTCCATATATAGGATAATTACTAATGTCATCATACTCTGCAAGAAATTCCTTACAGTCTTTAATACCACCAAAAGTATGTGATGCAAGTGGTTCAGAATTTAAGTTTTTGTAATTAGATTTATCTTTAGGGGAGGGTAAAAAAAGAGTAGGACAAAAATCTTCATATCCAGAATATTCTGTACCATTTTTCATATCCCGAACATAAACTTTATTCGGTCCTAATCCAATATAAGTGTAAAAATTCATAATATAATTATACCAAAAATAACTATCAAAAACAAGGGAAAATTAGTGAACCAATTCTTCATTGGGCATGATTAACCCAGAACCATATACCCTGTTATATTCATTTTGTAATTTTGAGTCTGGTGTCAATACTACCATAATGTGTTCTGCTTTTAAAATTATTTCTTCTTCCTTTGCTAACGGAACCCATGGTTGGAACCCAACCTGATCCTTCGACACGGGAATCATTACAACAGGATTTGTAATTGTATTTTTTTCTTGATCCCACTCCCCTATCAATTCTTCAGATGTGGTCAATTTTATTACTTTAATATTCATAACACCTCATTCAAAAATTTTATCATCAACTACAGTTGCACCCTTTGCTTCTTTTTCACTAGCTGATTTAATTCCAACATTTCCAATACTATATTTTGCTTGAAGATCCCATTCACTCTTTTCACCAAAAGGGAGAATCTTTAGCTGTCGTATTGGGACAGTTGGTTGTGCCTTTTCAGGTTTAACAATTTCCAAGAGTTCCCACTCATGCAATAAATTTGTAATAGTATTTCTACGTTCAATATCATTAGAAGAAATGTTAGTAGGTTTTCCATCTAATGCAAACAATTCTTTAAAATGTACAATATAGTATTTTCCTTGCTTGTGCAAAATATGGCAAGATTGAAATAATTTTTTTTCTTTTCGTGAAGCAATACCAATTCGTGTTAAAGTTTCTTTGACCTTGAGGAAGTCATCATCTTCTTTGAGTTTTATCTCAATCATATCCTCCATAGTCCATTCAATATTATCAGACATTGTGTTATCCTTTCAATTCAATATAAATTATTTACCATTATATAATATTTATAATATAATCAAACACCACCTTTATCGAGTCTTTTTCTCATATATTGGAGGTTTTCTTCTGATAAAATAGCAAGTGCTTGAGTAGCTTTGGAATTACTATACTTAAAATATTCTTTAACTATCTCCATATTCTCAACTTTTTTGGATTTGATCCATGGCTTAAAACCTCTATTCTTTTTTGGAATAGAACCATGTAAAAAATCATAATGACATTTATTATCTATATCAGGATATTCATTAACAAAATTTGCATAAAATATCAAATCAGAATGAAAGGATAATGCACGATTAATAATAAATTTATTATAATCTTTTCGTTCCATCACACTATCATCACATTCTGTTTTCGTCATCAAATCTCTAACATACTCAAAAGGGTTACTCATCAATTCTCCTCTTCAGGTGGTGAATCAGCACGAAAATCTTTAAAATGTGCTACTAAAGTTTCGTCATAGGGATTCCATTTAATATCTTTTAACTTAGCAAGTGGATTTAATTTTTTCCTTTTTCGTTTCGGTCTTTCAGGGCCATAAGGATCACCTTCCATTCGTTCAAAATGTTCTCTTGCCCGTTCCAATTCATCCCTCATTCTTTTTCTATCATCTTCAAGAAAATTATCTTTGTACTGATTCATTCGATTACGAAACGAATCCAGACGTTTCTTTTTATCTTCTAAAGTTTCATCATCATTTCGTAATTTACGAATATCAGCTATTTCTTTTTTCTTATCTGCTGGTAAATTATCCCATTGTTTCATCAAAACCAAATTTAAATTCTGAAATATCTGATGATATAACTGTTCATTTTCTAAAGATGCTGCAAGAGCTAACACTAAAGAAAAAGTTTTATTTAAATCTTCAACATCACCAAGATAATCTCCATCACCTTTCTTTTCAAATTCTTTACTAATCAACTCAACAGAACCATCAGAACGAACAACTAAAGCACTATCATCAGAACCGAGATGAAAAACCAACCCTTCTTCTTCTTCTTCTTCATTGTCCATTTGCAATCTCCTTCTTTATATTACTCTATATTTATACAAATACTGGGTCGGTCCATCCATTACGTTCAAATGCAACCCTTCTCATAAAACATGGAGCACAATTATTACAATGTTTATCACCATCACTATAACAACTCCATGTTAGTTCATAAGGAACATTTAATGCCTTACCTTCTTTAACAATCTCATGTTTCATAAAAGTCGAAATAGGTTGTAATAATTTAATTTTAACTTTATTTTGTGTAGAAAAAGGTAGTATTTGATCGAATTTTCTACCAAATTCTTGCTCATTATCTGGATAAGCACCACTTTCCTCTAGGTTACCACCAAATGCTATATTCCCAAATTTATTAGCTTCTGCATAAGCAGTCAATATTGCCAACATTAATAGATTTCTTGCCGACACCCAATCCATAGCATACTCGGTTCCTTCCACCTGTGACTTATGCCAAGTTCCTTCTGTAATTGTTCCACGCATAACATCTGGCATCTGAATAAAACGTAAATCAAATCCACCATGTTTAGCTATCTTTTCTATAACTTCTATTTCTTTATCTTGTGCTAAACAATTATATTTTAAATACACCAACGTCACATCAAAACCACCCGACTTCAACATATATGCAACTGTCGTTGAATCTAAACCACCAGAGGCACTAACTAAAACTTTATCATTATGTTCTCTCGGTAAGTCCTTTGTATTAACTTCATCAATAAAAAATGCCTGGCCAACTACAGAAAATCGAATTTCCATAACAGAATAAGGTTTCAATGGTACTGAATAATCAGGTAACATATTTGGTGTAGATGCAAACATAAACCCATGTTCTCGTTTAACAAAATAAATTGGTTTATAATTTACTCCTAACATTAATGCATTCTCATCATAATATGCAAGGGCATAACTGCCCTCAATTTTTTGTATATTTTTATAAAAACTATCAAAATCTCTTGGTTCAAGAATCTGTGGAAGTACAATAGAATCTATAACTTCATCCGAAAAATGTTTATCATTAGCTATAACTCCATTATGAACTATCCCACCATAAGGTTGTAATATATCAACTTTACTTTCTGCCTCTGTTGTTGGTGTTGCACGAAAATTTCCAACAACTCTATCTCCTTCAAGTAATATATTATATAACTCCGGACTAATATCACCCATTCCTCGGTATTCTTCTCCATCTACCCAAAAGCCATGACCATCACGACCTCGTTCTTTTGCATGGTTTAAAATATGTAATTTTTCATCCGTAGATACTTCACCACCAAACCAACCAATAACTGAACACATAATATTCTCCTAAAACAATGCT